AACTAATGGCTCGACCGAGGCTCCCGGCCAGCAAGGCGGAGGTCTCCGGCGCCGCTGTCCATGACCCGCAACGGTTCAAGGAACGGAAGGCTCCGAAGGGAACCCGCCCGCTTGGCGAACCCTACGTGAAGATGACCGACGAGCAGAAAGTGGCGTGGGAGGAATACCGCGCCGAACTGCCCTGGTTGAACAGTTCCCATCGACCGTTGCTGCGCCTGGCTTGTATTTGGACGGCGCGCATGGATGACGCCGATTTCGGAGTTTCGGCAACGCAGGCGCTCAGCTCGATTCTGTCGAAGCTGGGCGCGACTCCTGTTGACGAGACCAAAGTGAACCATGGTGACGGCGAAGACGAAGACCCCGCTGACAAGTTCTTTGGCCGACCGCACTAGGGAGTACGCGGAGGCTGTAGTGGCCGGGGTGATCGTTGCTGGTCCCCACGTGCGCAACAGTTGCAAGCGGCATTTGCTGGACCTGGAGAAGGGCGAAGAGCGCGGTCTGTACTTCGACCACGCTGCCGCCGAGTACGCGTTTGATTTCTTTGAAGGCGTACTGAAACTCTCGGAAGGCCAGTTCGAAGGCAAGGATTTCGAACTACACCCGAGTCAAGCGTTCATCATCGGGTCGCTGTTCGGTTGGAAGCGGGCTGACGGCACGAGGCGGTTCCGTCGGGCCTACATCGAGCAGGGGAAAGGCAACGGTAAGTCGCCGTTGGCAGGTGGGATAGGGCTGCTTGGCCTGACGGCTGATGGTGAAGCAGGCGCCCAGATCTACGCTGCTGCGGCCAAGAAGGAGCAGGCAGGCATTTTGTTTGCCGATGCGGTGAAGATGGTGAAGGCTTCGCCCAGCCTGAAGAAGCGTCTGGAGTTTTCGGGCGGTGAAGGGCGCGAATACAACATTGCGTACCACCGGAATTCGAGCTTCTTCCGGCCTGTTTCGCGCGATACCGGCAAGACCGGTTCAGGCCCTCGCCCGTATTTCGTGCTGGCCGATGAGGTCCACGAGTTGCCGGACCGGAAGATCATCGAGATGCTGGAGCGGGGCTTCAAGTTCCGCCGGCAGCCTTTGCTGTTCATGATTACGAACAGTGGATCGGACCGGAATTCGGTGGCATGGGAAGAGCATGAACACGCTGTGAAGGTTGCGGCGGGCCATACCGAGGCGGTGAATGATCCTGTCTTCGTAGGCGAAGCGCTGGACGACAACACATTTAGCTATGTGTGCGCGCTGGACGAGGGCGATGACCCGTTGACCGACCCAAGTTGCTGGGTGAAGGCGAACCCGCTGCTGGGGGTGACCATCACCGAGACGTATCTGAGCGACGTGGTGGCGCAGGCTAAGTCGATCCCGGGTCAACTGAACGGGATTCTTCGCCTGCACTTCTGTATTTGGACGGACGCCGAAACCGCCTGGATGACACGGGCCACATTGGACCCGGCGCTGGTTGAGTTTGACCCGAAGGTCCATGCGGGAGAGCAAGTTTGGATTGGGCTGGATTTGTCCCAGAACCGGGACATTACGGCCCTCGCTGCGGTGACGCAGACTGGTGTGAACGCGCAGAACAAGCCGCTCTTTGATGCTTGGATTGAAGCGTGGACGCCAGGAGACACGATAGCCGCGCGCGAGTTGCGGGACAAGATCCCTTATACGGTGTGGAAGCAGCAAGGATTCATCCACGCCCCGCCAGGCGAGAGCATCAACTACCGGCACGTTGCACAGACGCTCGCAGAGTACGCGGAGCGATACGACGTGCAACTGGTGGCGTACGACCGATTCGCCTTCAAGCGTTTCGAAGAAGATGTGTCGGAAATTGGGCTGACCCTCGAATTCATCGAGCACCCGCAAGGTGGTCTGAAGAAGGGTAAGCCCAACGAAGCCATGATTGAGGCCGCCAAGGCGAATCAGGAGACGCCTGAGGGGCTGTGGATGCCTGGATCTGTTCGGTTGCTGGAAGACGCGCTGCTAGAGGGTCGAATCAGGCTTCGAAAGAACCCGGTCCTTATCTCCGCAATGATGTCTGCGGTGACCGAAGAGGATAAATGGGGCAACCACTGGTTGGCCAAGACCCGATCCATCAACAAGATCGACGCTGCTGTAGCGCTGGCGATGGCAATTGGTGCCGCGAGCACTGGAGTTTTGAAGCAGAAGACTTACAGCGTCTTCTTCGTCTGACCTTGAAATACACAACCAAGCCCGCCCAGAGCGGGCTTTTTGCATTGGGAGGCCTGCATGCCTGACAAGCTCAATACCCGCGCATACAGCCTCTTGGAAATCAAGGCGCTGGACGAATCGAAGCGCGAGATCACCGGTATTGCGACCACGCCTGAACCTGATCGCGTGGGCGACGTTGTGGAACCGCTTGGGGCGAAGTTTGCCGCCGAGCTGCCGCTTCTGTGGCAGCACCAGCACGACAAACCAGTAGGCACCGCAAAGTTTGGCAAGCCCACCAAGAACGGCATTCCTTTCACCGCCTCGCTGCCAGTCATTGACGAGCCTGGTGCCCTGAAGGATCTGGTCGACATGGCCTGGCAGTCGGTGAAGGCCAAGCTCGTGCGCGGGGTGTCTATCGGCTTCCGCGCCATTGAGTACAGCTTTATCGAGAACGGTGGCGTGCGCTTCTCGGAAACGGAGATCTTCGAGCTGAGCCTCGTGACGATCCCGGCCAATGCGTCCGCCTCCATTCACAGCATCAAAAGTATCGACACCGCTCTGCGCGCCGCGTCTGGCAATGAAGCGCAGGGCGATGAAGAAGCAGGGCTAAAGCCCGCACCCCCCGGCGTCTCGGGACCCCCAAAGCAGCCCGCCAAGAGCGGGTTTTTTTATGCCCGAACGAAAGGGAAGAACACCATGAACGTGCAAGAACAAATCAAGGCGCTGGAAGACAAGCGCACCGCTCTGGCTGCAGAGCGCACCACCATCCAGACCAAGGCCGTCGACGAGGGCCGAACCAAGGATTCTCAGGAGCAGGAGCGTTTCGCTGAGATCACGGCGGAGGTCAACGCCATCAACAAGGAACTGGACGACCTCCGCGTGATGGAAAAGGACCTGATCGCAGCCGCCAAGCCCGTCAAGGGCCAAAACGACGTGGAGGCCCAAGGTTCCCGTGGCCAGGCGCCTGTGAGCGTGAAGAACACCCAGAAGCTGGAAAAGGGCATTGCGTTCGCCCGCGCAGCCAAGTGTCTGGCACTCGGCCATCTCGAGCACCGGGATGCGATCCAGATCGCCAAGAGCCTGTACGGCGACAACGAATCGATTGTGCATGCCACGCAACGCCTTGTGACGAAGGCAGCCGTGGCAGCAGCGACCACTTCGGATTCGACCTGGGCTGGGCCCTTGGTGGGCGACGAGACGAACGTCTTCGCGGACTTCGTCGAGTATCTGCGCCCTCAGACCGTTCTGGGCCGTTTCGGCCAAGGCGGAATTCCGTCCCTGCGTCGTGTCCCATTCCGCACTCCCTTGATTGGCCAGACTTCGGGCGGTGATGGCTACTGGGTCGGCGAAGGTCAGGCTAAGCCTCTGACCAAATTTGACTTCAACCGCACCACGCTCGAACCGCTGAAGGTGGCCAACATCGCTGTGGCCACGATGGAAACGGTCCGCGACTCGAGCCCTGCCGCCGACGAAATCATTCGCGATCAACTGGCGGCTGCGTTGCGTCAGCGCCTTGACCTGGATTTCATTGACCCGGACAAGGCTGCCTCGGCAGGTGTATCGCCCGCTTCGATCCTGAACGGTGTCGCTGGCATCGCGTCCAGCGGTACTGACGCCGATGCAGTCCGTGCGGACATCAAGGCTGTCTTCGGCGCCTTCATCGCGGCTAATAACGCCCCGACCTCCGGTGTGTGGCTGATGTCCGCGACCACGGCGTTGGCTCTCAGCCTGATGATGAACCCGCTCGGTCAATCCGAGTTCCCGGGCATCAGCATGACCGGTGGCACGCTGTTTGGTCTGCCGGTCATCGTCTCGGAATACGTCCCGAGCGACTCTAGCGGATCGCTGGTTGCGCTGGTTAACGCCAGCGACATCTACCTGGGTGACGAAGGCGGCATCGATCTGTCGATGTCCACCGAAGCATCCTTGCAGATGGATAGCGCGCCGGACAATCCGACGACGGCGACCACAGTCATGGTCAGCTTGTGGCAGCGCAACCTGGTCGGCTTCCGTGCAGAACGCTCGATCAACTGGGCACGCCGTCGCGCTTCGGCGGTGGCCTATCTGACCGGCGTGAATTGGGGTGCCGGCGCCTAAGCAGTCATCTGGTTCAAGGGGCTTTCGAAGGGAAGCCCCTTCTGCAAGAGGACAGGAGATTCCATGTCAAAGATCAAATTCGTCCACAAGAACGGGCGAGTACAGACAATGCCTAGGCGTTTTGCCGACGTATTGCAGAAGTTGGGGCGCGGAAGCTATTTGACGCGGGACATGACAGCAGCAACAGGCGGGTTCGTAGACGCGGGGCCTGCGTACCTTGTTGGTACTCAAGACATTGCCGACACCTACCCGCAGAAAGGAGACGGCTTGGACAAGCTGGATGCCGTAGCTCTGCATGCATTAGCAAAGGTTCGCGGCGTGAAGGTGCACCACAATGCGGGCGCAGAAAAGGTGCGTCAAGCGATTCGAGAGGCCTCAGAACAATGATGGCACGACTCAAGATCGCCATTCTAAAGGCCTTCGGCATGGCGGGTCGTCTGGCAACTGACGCTATCGTCTGGCACGTGGTGCTGGGGTTGGCTGGCATTGGAGCCATTGTGGTGGGAGTGGAATCGCTGTTCGGGCCTGGCTGGGCTTTAATCTCGGGCGGCATTGGGCTAATCGCTTCTTCGGCTTACATCAAGAGAGGCTTGAATGCCTAGCGTTTCTCTGTTCGGCGCTATCGGCGCATCGGCCCGCAGCAAGAGCGTGCTCGCGTCCGTGCCGGGCGGGACCCGAGGTTGGTGGCCGCTCGTTCGTGAGCCTTATACCGGTGCATGGCAGCGGAACGACGAAATGAAGGTGGGTGATCTTCTGTGCTCGCCCATCGTGTACGCGTGTGTCACGTTGATTTCCAACGACATTGGGAAGCTTCGCGCCAGGCTAGTCCAGAAGAACAGCGATGGCATCTGGTCGGAAGTAGAGGGTAACTCTCCCTTCTGGCCGGTGCTTCGCCATCCCAATCGCTATCAGAACCACATCCAGTTCAAGCAGTGGTGGATCATGTCGAAGCTTCGGCATGGAAACACCTATGTCCTGAAGGAGCGAGACGCTCGAGGTGTGGTTACTCGCCTATTCGTTCTGGACCCATGCCGAGTCACGCCGCTGGTGTCAGATGACGGATCGGTTTACTACCAACTGAGCCAAGACAACCTTGCCGGTGTGCCTACGGTCAGCGAAACGGTTCCGGCCAGCGAGATCATCCACGACCGGATGAACTGCCTGTACCACCCGCTCGTTGGGATCTCTCCCTTGTACGCAGCGGCCATCGCTGCCGGTATTGGCATCAAGATCCAACGCAACACCGCGACGTTCTTCGGGAACAACGCCAACCCGGGCGGCATCCTTGTCGCTCCCGGCAACATTACTGCAGAGAATGCAGCCGCGATCAAAGCAGCATGGGAGACGGGCTACTCCGGCGTGAACGCGGGGAAGGTGGCTGTGCTGGGCGATGGCATGAAGTTTGAGCCGATGAGCCGCAACGCAACCGACTCGCAGCTCATTCAGATTCTGAACTGGTCTGATGAGCGGATTTGTTCCGTCTTTCACGTCCCTGGCTACAAAGTAGGCGTTGGCCAAGCCCCTAGCTACAACAACATCGAGGCGCTTGACCGGGGCTATTACTCGGGGTGCCTTCAATCCCCCATTGAAGAGATGGAGGCATGTCTTGACGATGGCCTGGGTCTGGATGGAGTGAGTAAGGGAGTTGACCTGGATCTGGAAGGCTTGATGCGTATGGACACTAAGACCCAGATGGAAGCGCTGAAGATTGGCGTGGACGCCGGAATCATTGCCCCGAACGAGGGCCGCAAGCAAGTCAACCTGCCGCCGTTGGAAGGCGGCGATACCGTCTACATGCAACAACAGGACTTCCCGCTGGACCAGGTGAGGCAGAACAAGATCGTCCAGCCTTCCCAGGAGCCGGCCCCGGTGCCGGAACCGGCCGAAGTTTCGGATGAAGACAAGTCGCTGATCTTGGAAGCCAAATCCATAATCGCGACCCAAAAGGCAATTGAAGCCATGCGAAAAGCCGCTAAACCGGAGCCAGCCCATGTTTGACCCCGAGAAGTTCGGCCAAGCGATGGGCGAGGCTATCCGCCAAGCCGTTGAGCCGTTGCAGAAGCAGATCGCTGAACTGACGGAGAAGCTTGCCGAACGGCCCGACCTCTCCGAGGAAATCGCAGCCGCCGCCAAGGCAGCCGTGGATAGCATGCCGAAGCCCAAGGACGGGCGAGACGCCGACATGGCGCAGGTTGAAGACCTGGTTGCAAAGGCGGTGGGCGCGCTCCCCCAGCCGAAAGATGGCGCGCCGGCGGATATGGACGCCCTGCGTGAGCATCTTTCGGAATTGGTGGCGAAGCTACCTCGCCCGGCTGACGGCAAGTCCGTCACGGCCGAAGACGTGGCGCCGGTTCTGGAAATGCAGGTGGCAAAGTGGGCGTTGGAGTTTGAACGGCGCGCCCAAGACACGCTACAGAAGGCTATCGACAAGATGCCGGTGCCGAAAGATGGAACTGATGGCCGTGATGGGCTTGGATTCGAAGACCTTGAGGTCGAATT